TCGTGGCCGGGGCGGAGGTGATTGCCGCCTGTCAGCGGTTTCTGGATGATCTGGAACGGGATGATTTGGAACTGCGAACCCGTCCGCCGGATATGGCCATCTCCATCATGGAGCGGACCCTTGTACACGCACAGGGGGAAGATATGGAGGGGGCGGCTTTGCCGGGAACGCCCTTCGTGTTGCTGCCGTGGCAGGTGTTTATCGTTTACAATCTGCTGGGGTTTTATCTGGCCGGGTCGCCGGAGCGACGTTTCAAGGAGGCGTTTATCATGGTGGCCCGGAAAAACGGGAAGACGTCCTTTGTGGCAGGGCTGGCCTGGGCGGTTTCCATCATGCAGCGGCACAGCGGGTCTCGTGTGTACATCGTGGCCAATGCACTGGCACAGGCGCTGCAGGCGTTCAATTTTCTGCTGTTCTCCCTCAAGTACAAGGGGATTATTGGCCAGTTCAAAATTCGAAACAACTCCTTTGAGCACTCTATCCGGTACACCTTCCAAAAGGCGGACGGGACCCCGGACGGGCAGATTGAGATATTCACGCTGGCCAGCAATCCTGATAGCCAGGACTCCTTTAACTGTAACTTTGCCATCGCTGACGAGGTGGCAGCGTACAAAAAGCCTGCTCAGTACAATCGATTCAGAGAGGCCATGAAGGCCTATCAGAACAAGCTGATTGTGGGCATTACGACAGCCGGGGACAATATCAACAGTTTCGGCCACGGTCGCATGGAGTACGCCATCAAGGTGGCCACCGGGGCCGTAAAGGATGACACCTTTTTCTCGTTTGTGGCCCGGGCGGACCAGGATGAAAACGGGGATGTGGACTATACCAACCCGATCCAGCACCAGAAGGCAAACCCGTCCTATGGCATCACCATCCGGCCGAAGGAGATATTGCAGGAATCTTTGCAGGCGCAGAACGATCCGCAGCAGCGCAAGGATTTTTTGAGCCGTTCACTCAACATTTATACAGCGTCTATGCGGAGCTGGTTTGATCTGGAGGAGTTCCGGGCCAGCGACGCGCAGTATCATTGGACTTTGGAAGAGCTGGCGAAACTGCCTGTTGACTGGTACGGAGGATCGGACCTGTCTCGGATGTACGATCTGACGGCGGCGGCGCTGTACGGGAACTATAAAGGCGTGGACATTGTGATCACCCACGCGTTTTTCCCCATTACGCAGGCGGCGCGAAAGGCGGATGAAGACAATATACCGCTTTTCGGATGGCAAGATGACGGGTGGCTGACTATGGCCAACAGCCCAACAGTGAACGTTTCGGACGTGGTGAACTGGTTTGTCTCCATGCGAAAAATGGGCTTCAAAATCCGGAGAATTGGCCACGACCGGAAATTCGCAGGGGAAGAATATATCCCGGCCATGAAGCAGGCGGGATTCTCCATACTGGACCAGCCGCAGTACTACTATATAAAATCAAAGGGGTTCCGGCGGATTGAAAAAGCCGCGAAGGACGGGAAACTGTACTACCTTCATTCGGAGGCGTATGAGTACTGCGTCACCAACGTCCGGGCGGTGGAAAAGACCGACGACATGATCCAGTATGAAAAAATCGAACCGACACAGAGAATCGACCTTTTCGACGCTTCGGTTTTTGCGTGTGTGCGGATGATCGAGGAGATGGAGAGAAGCAGGAAGGGGGCTGCATGGTGGGGCGAGAAGTAATGTTTGAGTCATATGAGAAGCGCGGACAGCTCTATCTGTCCCGTCGGAGCACCGAAACGACTCCGAGAAATCAGGTTGCCCTTTGGCTTGGTTCCGACGAAATCTGCTGTTCCGGGTATGTGCGGCTGAGCGATAACCCGGAGATTCAGACGGCGTGCCGACGGATCGCTGAACTGGTCGGCTCGATGACAATCTACCTCATGGAAAATACAAAGGGCGGGGATGAGCGGATCATCAACGAACTGTCGCGGCAAATCGACATTAACCCCATGCCAAATATGACTCGTTCCCATTGGATGACCGCTATCGTGATGACCATGCTTTTACACGGCGGCGGAAACGCTATCGTGGTGCCTCACACATGGGAGGGGATCCTCAAGAGCCTGGAGCCGATTTCGGCGAGCCGGGTGTCCTTCTTGCCGGACGGATACCGGGATTACAAGGTGCTGATTGATGGGCAGGCCAGAAACCCTGAATCGGTGCTGCACTTTGTGTATAACCCGGACCCGGTGTACCTGTGGAAGGGGCAGGGGGTGACCGTCACCTTGCGGGACATCGCAAAGAACCTGAAACAGGCGCAGGCCACGGAAAACGCCTTTATGGAATCGAAGTGGAAGCCATCAATCATTGTAAAGGTTGACGGCTTTACGGAAGAATTTGCAAGCGCGGCCGGGCGGAAAAAGCTGTTGGAAAGCTACGTCGCTTCCATCGACGCCGGGGAACCGTGGTTGATTCCGGCGGAACAATTCGCGGTGGAGCAAGTAAAACCCCTTACCCTTGCCGATTTGGCCATCAAAGACACGGTGGAATTGGACAAGCGTACCGTGGCGGCGGTGCTGGGCGTGCCTCCCTTCCTGCTGGGGGTGGGCGAATTTGATCGAGACGAATGGAACAACTTTGTGCAGTCCACAGTTCGGCCCATTGTCCTGAATATCCAGCAGGAAATGACCAAGAAGCTGATTACCTCCCCCAAGTGGTATCTGACCTTTAACCTATGGAGTCTCATGGACTACGACCTAAAATCCATGAGTGATATCCTTCTCGCCGGGTCAGATCGTGGATTTGTCAACGGCGATGAATGGCGGGATCGTATGCACATGGCGCCCGCGGGGTTGAAGGACTACAGGATTCTTGAAAACTATATTCCCTACGACAAAAGCGGGGATCAAAAAAAGTTGGTGCAGAATGAAACTTAATCTCGATTGTCCAAATGCCGAATATCGGGCGGGGATGAAGATTTACTGCAAAAAAACTGACAACTTCTGCGGCAACGCCTTTTTTAAGCGTTGTAAAGGGTGGTGGGCGCTGACAGAAAACGCCAAGCGCTGCCCATTGAGGAGGGAAGACAATGAGCAACCGTGAAAAAACCCGTCAGGTGCGGACAATTTCTACGCAGTTCACCGCCCGAGACGGGGAGGGCGACGGTGCGCCGCACATTAGCGGTTATTTTGCCCTCTATAATTCCATTTATGAAATCGCGCCGGGCATGACTGAGAGCATTGCACCCGGAGCGTTTTCCCGGACCCTGAGCGGGGACGTCCGGGCGCTGGTAAACCACGATACCACGCTGGTTTTGGGCAGGACTAAGGTGAAGACCTTGGAATTGCGGGAAGACGAGCGCGGGCTATGGGGTGACGTGACCATCAATCCGAACGATGGTGACGCCATGAACCTCTATGAGCGCGTTAAGCGTGGCGACGTAGACCAGTGCTCCTTTGGGTTTTCAATCGTCAGCGAGGAAACCGATTTCCGTGATGACGGTTCTATCCATTGGACCATCAAGGACGTTGAACTGTTTGAGGTGTCTGCCTGTACGTTTCCGGCCTACGAAGAGACCAGTCTCTCCGCCCGCTCTGCGGAACGGGACGCTTTGCAAAAAAGGCGGCTGGAAATGTGGAAAACTGAGATGAAAGGAAGGATTGCCCATGGCCCTGAAAGCACTGCTGCTGAAGAAGGAGCTTGATGAGAAGCGCAAGGCGCTGTTGGAACTCCAGGCGCGCGACGCTGCGTTTTCGCAGCGCGCCGCCGATCTGGAACAGGCCATCGAGGAAACGGAGACCGAGGAACAGCGCTCCGCCGTGGCCGAAATGGTGGAAGAGTATGAGAACGACCTGAGCGAGCACAATGCGGCGAAGGACGCTCTGGAAAATGATATTAACCGACTGGAGGGTGAGCTGGCGGAGGAAGAAGCCGCGCAGGATACCACACCGCCGCCCGCTGATCCGGCTCCGCCGGTTGAAACTTCTGAAAGAAATGGAGATGAATTTATGCCTTCTGCACGCCACGCCGCCACCCGTGCCCGAGTGTTCGGCAATATGCCCCTCGCGGAGCGGGCCGCGCTGATTGCCCGCAGCGAGGTTCAGGATTTTCTGAACAACATCAAATCCCAGATTCGTTCCGCCAGTGCCGGGCGGCAGACTCGCGCAATCAACAATGTTGGTTTGCTGATCCCCGAGGTAATGCTGGGCCTGCTGCGGGAGAATGTGCTGCAGTACTCCAAGCTGTACCGGCATATTACCGTGTCCCACATTAACGGGGACGGCCGTATTCTGATTTCTGGCGGCATCCCGGAAGCCGTGTGGACGGAATGCTGCTCCAACCTCAACGAGCTGAGTCTGACTTTCTATGAGGACGCTTTTGGCTGTTGGAAGATGGGCGGTTTCTTCAAGGTGTGCAATGCTAACCTCGAGGACAGCGACATTGATCTGGCGGCGGAAATCCTGTCCACGCTGGGACAGAGTATCGGATTTACCGACGACAAGACTATCATCTACGGGACCGGTTCCAACATGCCGCAGGGCATCGTTCCCCGGCTGGCTCAGCAGAATCAGCCGGTGGGTTACCCAGCCACTGCCCGCCCCTGGGTGGACCTCCATTCCACCAACATCAAAACTATTTCGGACAGCTATACCGGCATTGCTTTTTTCAAACAGCTCGCGCTCGCTGCGGGCGCCGCAAAGGGCGCATACGCCCGCGGCGAAAAAACCTGGCTGATGAACGAGGCGACCTATACCAAGTTGATCGCGGAGGCAATGAGCATCGATGCCACCGGCGCGATCACGTCCTCCGTCAATGGAACCATGCCGGTGCTGGGCGGTACGATTGAGGTTCTCTCTGACTCGATTATGCCGGATAACAACATCATGATGGGCTACTTTGATCTGTACCACATGGTGGAGCGCGCAGGCGAGAAGTTCGCGTCTTCGGATCAGTACCTTTTCCTGTCTGACGAGACTGTGTTCAAGGGCACCGTGCGGTGGGACGGCAAGCCTGTGATTCCGGAGGCATTTGTGCTGATTGGAATTAACAGCGTGCCGCCTACTACCTCTGTCAGTTTTGCCGGGGACGGCGCAAATGACCCGGCCACCGTATGGCTGCCCGCTACCGCCACGGTGAAGGCGGGTGAGACCATCACCCTGAAGCCTGTAATCACTCCATACGGTGTATCTACTACCTTCACTTGGGCAAGCGGCACGGAGGCGAAGGCCACGGTCAGTTCTGCAGGCGTGGTGACTGGCGTGGCGGCTGGCAGCTCTGTCATTTCGGTTTCCACTGACAACGGGCTGACCGCTCAGTGCACCGTTACCGTCACGTCGAGCTAATGGCCGCGCTGGAACTGCTGGACTCCCTCAAGGTTGATCTGGGTATCCGTACCACTGCTTACGATGAGCGGTTGGGCCAGTATCTCCAGTCTGCAGAAGCATCCATCCGGCGGGAGGGGGCAACCCTCCTGCTGGATAGCGTGGACGACTGCCAACTGGTGATTATGTACGCGGCCTGGCTTTGGCGGCGGCGGGACAACATGGAGGGTATGCCCCGAATGTTGAGATACAAACTCAACAACCGGATTTTTGCGGAGAAAATGGCCGATGGATGATGTAATTGTGCTGATCGGGCGGACGTATAGCCTTGACGCAAACGGTGTGCAGCGGGCGGAGACCACCCGGCGGGAAGTATATTGCCAGGTTCATAGCGTCAGCCGGGCGGAGTTTTTCGACGGCGGGCGGAATGGCCTGAATCCATCCTTTGAGTTCACGGTGTTTGCCGGGGACTATGAGTGGGAGACCATCGTGGAATACCATGGGCAGCAGTACGGGATTTACCGTACCTACCGGGTGCCGGAGAGCGATTATCTGGAGCTCTACGTGGAGCGAAAAGGCGGGACGAACCATGGCAACTAGGAAATATAAACCCGGAGAACTGGCTAAAAGCGTTCAACATATTTTGGCGGCGTATGAAAACGAAACAGCTGAAAAGGCTGAAAAAATAGCTAAAGACGTGACAAGGCGCGGCGCCAAAATGCTCCGGGCATATTCAAAAGAGGTTCTTGGAGGTACAGGCAAATATGCCAAAGGATGGACGTCTGCTTACAATAACAAATGGGCAGCAAAATCTAACCAGGGCGCAGAATGGAAGGGAATTATCTATAACAAAGATCTTCCCGGTTTGCCGCACCTGTTAGAACACGGACACGCGAAGCGAAACGGTGGACGGGTTCCGGCGTATCCACATATTGCAGAAACCGAAACTACCATCGTAAACACTTACTATCGGGAGCTTGAGAAGATCCTATGACTACACAGGAAATCTCCAAAATGATTGCTGATATCGGCATTCCCTACGCCTACTATCAGTTCTCCGGAGATACGGCGAAGCCGCCGCCTTTTATCTGCTTTTATTATCCCAACAGCGCGGACTTGATGGCGGACAATATAAACTATGCCAAAATTAACGCGCTGACCATCGAACTTTACACTGACAGCAAGGACTTTGAGCTCGAAAAACAGGTTGAAGATGTGCTTGCCGCTCATGAACTCCCCTATAGCAGGGAGGAAACCTACATTGACACGGAGCGGATGTACATGGTGATTTTTAACACGGAGGTGTTTATCGATGCCGAGTAACAATGAAAATAAAGTAAAATTTGGCTTGGAAAATGTTCACTTTGCCATCGCAACGATTGCGGCGGATGGGAGCGCCACCTACGGCACGCCGGTGCCGGCTCCGGGCGCGATCTCGTTGAGCATGGAACCGCAGGGCGATAACAGCCCGTTTCACGCGGACGACATCGTTTACTGGGTAGGTGCCGTGAACTCCGGTTATGAGGGCGACCTGGAGATGGCGCTGTTCTCGGACGCGTTCCGGCAGCAGGTGCTGTCGGAGCTGCGGGACTCTAACGGTGTGATGCTGGAGGACGTGGGCGTGGAACCGGTTCATTTTGCGCTGCTCTTCCAGTTTAAGCACGACAAGAACAATTCCCGCCACGTGCTCTACAACTGCACGGCCACCCGGCCCAGCGTGGCCAGCGCCACCACGGAGGACAGCCTGGAACCGCAGACGGAGAGTTCTACCATCACGGCAACCAGCATCTATATCGCGGGGCTGGACCGCGACATCGTAAAAGCGCGGGTTAATGCCGGGAACACAAAGTACAATAACTGGTTCAACGCCGTGTATCTGCCTACCGCGCTGGCCAGTTCCTGACGGGGGTGCTGTATGTATCGCGTGATCAAGATTGGAGATAAAGAGATCCCCATGTTGGGCGTGGCCACGGTGGATATCTACTACAAACAGATTTTCAGAGAGGACTTGCTTCGTATCCTCTCTGACGAGGAGTCACATGACAATTCTGACCGGATTTACGCAATCCAGAAGATTGGTTTCGTGATGGCGAAACGGGCGGAACTGGCAGACCGGGAAAAGATGATGGCGCTCAATGAGAACGACTACATTGATTGGCTGGACGGCTTTTCCAGGGGCGATATCATCGCAGCCGCGCCCGAAATCCTCGCCCTGTACATGGGCGAGAAAGTGACGGAGAGCGTCGAAAAAAACGGAGTCGCCGGGTAGACAGGGAGTGGACTACCGCCCTGTTTACCCTCCGGGCGGTTCAGCTCGGCCTGACGCTGGACGATCTGGACCGCCTGGAATACGGCCAGGTGATGGACATGATCATTGAGGCAAACAACGACAGCTATAAATATCCCACACTGGCCAGCCAGGATGACTATGATCGCTTTTAGGGGGTGAGGAGATGGCGAGCAGACGAATAGCCGGTATCACGATCGAGATTGGCGGCGATACCTCAAAGCTGAATGCCGCCCTGAAAGGGGTGGACAGCCAGCTCGGAAAGACCCAGCGCACCCTCCGGGACGTGGACAAGCTGCTCAAGCTGGACCCTAAAAATACGGAGCTGCTGACCCAAAAGCAAAAAAACCTGACTTCCGCCATTGAAAACACCAAGAAGCGGTTGGGTGATCTGAAGACTGCAAGCGAGCAGGCGGCAAAGGCGCAGGATTTTCCGCAGGAAAAATATGACGCGCTCCAGCGGGAGATCGCGGAGACGGAACAGGACCTGAAAAAGCTGGAAAAGCAGATGAAGGACTTTGGCTCTGTCACAAAACAGAAACTGCTGGCGATTGGAGACGACTTCAAGGCTGTGGGTGAGAAGATCGCCGGGGTTGGCTCCACACTATCTCAAAAAGTGTCTGCTCCTTTGGCGGCTGTTGGTACGGTTTCCGTGGCAAAATTTGCGGAAGTGGATAAGACCATGCAGCTGACAAACAAGACCATGGGAAATTCCGCAAAAGAAGCGAAACTGTTAAACGACGCTATGAAAAACGCGGCGGCAAACTCTACCTTTGGCATGAATGACGCTGCCACGGCTTCCCTGAACTTTGCGCGCGCCGGGCTGACTGCAGAAGAAGCGGCAGCGGCTCTGGCCCCCGCAATGAATCTGGCAGCGGGCGAAGGTGGAGAACTAGATACAGTGTCCGCTGGTTTGGTTGCCACCATCAACGGGTTTCATGGTTCTTTTGATGAGGCGGGTACGTATGCGGATGTGTTTGCCAATGCCTGCAACAATTCTGCGCTGGATGTAAACGGCCTTTCTGAAGCTATGAGCGTGGCTGCGCCCATTTTCTCATCGGCTGGTTACAATGTGCAGGATGCCGCTCTATATATGGGCGTCATGGCAAACAACGGCATTGACGCATCCAAGGGCGCAAACTCGCTAAAAACTGGATTGGCTCGGTTGGTATCTCCGGCAAAAGAAGGTGCTGCATGGATGGACAGTCTAGGTTTAAGTGTCACCAATGCAGATGGGTCGATGAAAGACAGTGTCACTATTCAAAAAGAATTGCATGACGCTTTTGCTGGTTTGTCCGAATCTGAGCAAATGGCGGCGGCGTCAGCTATCTTCGGCAAAAACCAGATGGCACCGTGGTTGGCTTTGATTAACACAGCACCGGAAGACGTTACTGCCTTGAATGATTCGCTTGGTGTCATGGGCACAACAACAGAGATGTCCGATGCAATGATGAGCGGCTTTGGAGGCTCTTTGGAGAGCATCAAATCTAGCATTGACGTTGCGGCAACTTCTTTTGGTGAGGCTCTGGCACCCACAATCTCCATGGTGGCTGATAAAATACAGGCCCTTGTGGACTGGTTTAATTCCCTGGACGATTCTCAAAAAGAGACGATTGCAAAAATCGCGGTCGCGGTGGCCGCAATCGGGCCCTTGCTGGTGGTTGTTGGCAAGCTGACCTCTGGTGTAGGCTCTGTGATTAATCTGGTGGCGATGATTGCCCCGGTAGCCGCTCCGGCTATCGCGGCGATTGCTCCGGCGCTTCCGGTGATTCTGGCCATCGCGGCGGCCATCGCGGCGGTGATCCTGATAATCAAAAACTGGGATAAAATCACCAAGTGGTTCGCGGATACGTGGAAAAAGTTTACCACGGCCATTTCCACCCTGACCGAGAACATGAAGAAGGCGCTCTCCGACAAGTGGAACGCCCTAAAAACCAATGTGGCCAACATCATCGAAAACATCCGAACGGGAGCTATCAACAAGTGGAATAGCCTGAAAACGAATGTAACAAATACAGTGGAAAATATTCGCACGGGCGCAATCAACAAATTCAACAACTTGAAATCATCTCTGATTAACGCAGTTACCAACATTAAAGATGGAATAGTCGACAAGCTGAACGCCATTAAAACGGCATTCAGCGACAAGCTGACAGCAGCGAAAAACACGGTGCAGAATATCATCGAGAAAATCAAGGGGTTTTTCAACTTTTCCTGGTCCTTGCCTCACATCAAACTTCCCCATTTCGGCATCAGCGGCAGCTTCTCTTTGGATCCTCCGTCTATCCCCTACTTTACGGTCGATTGGTACCGAAAAGCCTATGACAATCCCATGTTATTCAACCGGCCTACGGTGCTGGCCACCAACGCCGGGCTGAAGGGGTTCGGCGACGGGCCGGGCGGGGAAGTCGTGATGGGACTGAACAAGCTCCGGGACCTGGTGGGCAGCGGCAAGGGCGCAACCTATGCGCCGGTGTTCAACATCTACGCCCAGCCGGGGCAGAACCTTGACCAGCTGGCGCGGGCGGTGGAGCAGCGCTTCACCCGGTGGCAGCGGCAAAAGGAGGCGGCGAAGGTATGAGGAACTATTTCACGCTGGACGGCGTGGACAGCCGCACCTTTGGCGTCTACATCTCCGGGCAGGGGACGTTTTCAGCCCCCGCCCGGCCCTACGAGGCCCAACCGGTCCCCGGGCGAAACGGGGACATCCTGACCGGTGGAAAACGACTGGAAAACGGGACGCTGACCTATCCTGCGTTCATCGTGCGCGACTTTGAGAACAATATCCGGGGCCTGCGAAATTTCCTGCTGTCCCGGGTGGGCTACGTCCGACTGTCGGATAGCTATCACCCGGGGGAGTACCGGATGGTGTACTACGGGGAGGCGTTCGAACCGGAGGTCACCGAACGGAATAACGCTGCGAACTTTGAGCTGGTTTTCGGGTGCAAGCCGCAGCGGTTTCTGACTTCCGGGGAGACCGCCAAAGTGTACACAAACAGCGGGAGCGGCACGATCACCAACCCCACCCGGTTTCCGTCGCAGCCGCTGATCCGCGTGTATGGCACCGGGACGGTGGGTATCGGGTCCACCACCATCACAATCACTGCAGCGGACGGTTATACAGACATCGACTGCGCGATTATGGCGGCGTACAAGGGCACCACAAACCGGAACGCCTATGTTCAGCTCAATACGCTGGATTTCCCGACGCTGCCGCCGGGGAATACGGGGATCTCTCTGAGCGGGGGCGTGACGCGGGTGGAGATTACGCCCAGATGGTGGGAGGTATAGCATGATACCAATTTTGTATGAAGCAAATGAGACGGCTTTTCGCTCCAATGGCATCGGGCGGCTGGTGGATTGCCTCCGGTGGGAATGTACCGAAGAAAAAAACGGGATTTTTGAAGTGGAGTTTGACTATCCTATCACCGGGCAGCATTACGGAGATATCATTGAAGGACGGATTGCTTACGGACTGCACGACGATTCCAAAGTGCCGCAGCCCTTCGACATCTACGGGCGGAGCGCCCCTATTGACGGGGTGGTGACGTTTTTTGCCCACCATATCAGCTACCGCCTGCAGTATTCCATTTTGCAACCGTTTTCGGCGGCTTCCTGTGCCGCAGCGTTCGCGCAGATGGCCGGGAAGTGCGTCACGCCCTGCCCCTTCACGTTCTGGACGGATAAAACCACTTCCGGCAATTTCAATGTTTCCGCCCCGGTGTCCGTCAAGGAGATTTTGGGCGGCGTGCAAGGGTCCATTTTGGACGTGTATGGCAAGGGAGAATATGAGTGGGATAAGTTTACCGTAAAGCTCCACCTGAACCGGGGCACAAATACCGGAGTGCAAATCCGGTACGGCAAGAATCTGGTGAACCTGACCCAGGACGTGGACACCAGCGGGTTTTACTCGGCGGTGGTGCCCTTCTGGCGGGGCGGCGACGACGGCTCCACGCTGGTGACGCTGCCGGAGTGGGTAGTGCAGTCCACGGCGGCTTCTGGCGGCTCTGTTCCGTCGAAAGCGGTGCCGCTGGACCTGTCCGACCAATGGGAAGAAGCGCCCACGGTGGCCCAGCTGCGAGCTAAGGCGCTGGAGAGAGTGAACAGCGCGGAGGCGTGGTTGCCGGATGAGAATATCAAGGTGGACTTTGTAGCCTTATGGCAGACGGACGAATATGCCAACATTGCACCGCTGGAGCGGGTGCGGCTCTGTGATCGGGTGGGCGTGATCGATCCGGAACTGGGGCTGACCGCCGAAGGCGTGCAGGCGATCAAAACGGTCTATGATGGCCTGGATGAGAGGTATCTCTCTATGGAGCTGGGCACCGCCCGCACGTCCTTTGCGTCTGTGGTGCAGGCGGCGGCGGAGGCGGCGATTTTGCCGCAGGTGCCGAGCAAATCTTACATACAGGCGGTTGTGGATGAGCTGAGCGCGGAGATCGCTGCCGGACAGGGCGGCATTATCTACGATGTGATGGACGCCAACGGAAACCGGACAGAAATGCTGATTCTGTGCGATGAAGGCGTCACAGCGGACACGCCGCCGGAACAGTGCCAGCACATTTGGCGTATCAACAAAGCGGGCATCGGGTATTCTTCCGACTATGGAAGAACTTATAATCTGGCTATTACGGCGAGTGGGCAGATTGTGGCGGATTTTATCACCACAGGGACCATGCGGGCCAATATTATCCGTGGCGGGACGCTGGCATTGGGCGGTGCAAACAACGGCAACGGCGTTTTTGTTTTGTTGGATGGAAACGGAAATGAAGTTGGGCGAATGGATAACACCGGGGCTAATATTACAGGCGTGTTAAAAATGCGGTATGTGTACAGTAACAGGCATATAACAACCACCAATTTAGGTCCTGTGGAATACAAAGCATATAGTTTTGTAGACCATGCGGTCTTCACACGATACGGCGAGGGTCTTTGTACAAAATATGAAGATAAAAACAACGTAAATCCAACAAGTCAACACGTAATTATACCGTCATTTGATGGTGAAATAATTGAAGCCTCTAATGGAAGTCATGTTAGTTACACCGCTTTCAGCAATAACACGGCAGAATACTATACGGAATTTAAAAAGAACAACAGATTTATAATGCGACTTTTTAGAAGTATAGATGATAAATGTGCTTGGTTACAAAGTTCTTATGATGGCTTTCAATACAATAGGTTTTCATTGAGTAGTGATACCCGGAGTGACTTGTTTATGGAACTTGTCGACTCTCGTTTTATTGCAGGAAAAAGTGGAACGTTTGAACTGATAATTACATCGTCTGGCGGAACTTTGAATGGTTCTCAGATTGCGGTTGCATCATCTTCTTCCCGCCGGTACAAACACAGCATAAACCCGCTAATTGAAAAAGAACTTGATCCACACCGCCTGTATCACCTGCCTGTTGTGCAGTTTATTTACAACGAGAATCGTCCCCTCCAATACGCGGACATGAAAGGCCAGACGCTTCCAGGTTTTCTCGCGGAAGATGTAGAGGTTGTATACCCGGCGGCGGTGATCCACGGCCCGGATGGGCAGGTGGAGAGTTGGGACGAGCGACGCATTATCCCCGGCCTGTTGGCTCTGGTGCAGGAGCAAAAGCAAAAGATCGACGCGCTGACAGCGCGAGTGGAAAAGCTGGAAAGGATGGTGGCTGCCCTTGT